CCTGATGTGTTCGACGACTAACTCTCTCCTCCTGAGTGGCGCTCCGGCGCCGTTGCCCCGAAAGGGGCTTTTTTACAACCGCTGCAGCGCATTGAGCGCTGACGCAAAGGACCGAACCATGAGCTGGAACGAAGCGATGGAGCAGGCCGACAAGATCCAGATCGAGGGCGCGACGCCGCACCGGGTGCGCGCTTGGGCCGCAAACGTAAAACAAGCCATTCAGGGGCGTGAACATGGCAAGGATTAGAACCATCAAGCCGGAGTTTTTCCAAGACGAGGACCTCGCGCAGTGCTCGGCTCACGCGCGGCTATTGGCGATAGCTGTCCTGCAGCTTTGCGATGCGAACGGCGTATTCCGGCACATCCCAATGCAGGTGCATGCGCATGCGTTTCCTTGGGAAGCAGAGGTGAATACCCCGGCGCTTCTCAGGGAATTAGAGGGGGTTGGATACCTTAAATTCTACGTCGTCGACGGTCGTGAGTATGGGTACATCCCTGGGTTTGCAAAGCACCAGCGCCTGCAGGGCAAAGAGTCTGCATCAGGCGGGCAATATCCTAAGCCAAAACAGGCACTTACGAACGGGGAAAAGTCTGGTGATACCCGGGGAAGCGAAGGGGAATACCCCAATGATTCCCCGGGTAATACAGGAACAGGGAACAGGGAACAGGGAACAGGGAATACTTCGGCCGCTTCCGCGGCCAAGGATTACCCAATCGAGTTCGAGCGCTCATGGCGTAAATACCCGAAGCGTGATGGAGGCAACCCGAAGCCTCGAGCATTGAAGGCCTGGCGAGCCAGGATCAAAGAAGGCATCGCCGCCGCTGACCTCGAGTCCGGGGTCGAGCGCTACGCCGCGCATGTTGAGTCGAAAGGGAAAACAGGAACCGAGTTTGTCATGCAGGCCGCCACCTTCTTCGGGCCGGATGAGCATTGGGCTCAGAGCTACGAGGCGGTGGCGCCAAAAAAGGAAAAAGTGGCTTGGGGCGATCACATGATGGTCGACTTTGATGCCAGGGAGGCCGATCACCATGCGAACGGATGAACAGGCGCTGTTTGCCGCGTTGCTCGTCAAACCGGATTCGGTGCTCGAGCTGGAGATTGCGGCCGATGATTTCAGCACCGCCGATGGCGCTCAGCTGTTTGCCGCCATGCAGGCTGTCGCTTCCCGCGGCGCACAGGTCGACGGTCCGACGCTGGGCCAGGAGCTCGGCGATTATCGGCTTGTTGGCCAGGCGATGCAGGCACAGGGCAGCCCGACAAACATCGCGCACTACGTCGGATCAATCAAAAAGGCGTCTAGGCTGCGGCGCATCCAGTCGCTTTGCGACGAGATCGCGAAAGCAGCCGACGGCAACGAAGCCGACCCTGACGCATTGACGGACCGAGTGATTGCAGACCTCTCAGAGAGCGGCAGCACTGGAAAGAATGCGTGGACGATGTCCGAGGTCATGGGTGATTCGCTCAAGGCCGTGTCGGATGCAAAAGAGACCCGGCGGCAGGGCGGGACGGTTGGCGTGAGTACCGGCTTCCGCATGCTTGACCGGGTGCTTGGCGGTTTGCGGGACGGGCGGCTGTATGTCTGCGGTGCCCGCCCAAAAATGGGCAAAACCTCCTGGGCGCTTGCGCTGCAAGCGAACGCGGCCCGTGCAGGCTACCGCGTCGGTTTCGCATCAAGCGAAATGGCGGCGCAAGAGTGCGGGCTTCGTTGGCTTTCGGCCGCGTCGGGTGTGCCGGCGACCAGCATTCAAACGGGCGAGCTTTCGGATAGCGATGAATCGCGCGTTGCCAAGGCGAGCAATCTTCTCTCGCAGTATCCGATTCAGATATTCGACCAAGCCGGCGTCACGCCGAGCCGGATACGTCGCCAGTGCCTAGCATGGCAGCGTCGCTATGGCCTTGATTTGCTGATTGTCGACTACCTCCAGCGCCTCAAGCCGGACGACAGTGGGGAGCGCCGTGACCTGACCGTTGGCGAAATGACCCGGGCATTCAAAACCGCAGCGCGCGACCTAAACATCCCAGTGGTGTTGCTTGTGCAGCTATCCCGTGGCGTGGATCAGCGTGACGACAAGCGCCCGCTGCCGACAGACATGCGCGACTCAGGCGAAATTGAGCAGGAAGCCGACGTGGTTTCTTTCATCTATCGGGACTCCGTCTACAACGAAGTGGCCGATCCCAACGAGGCTGAATTCCTGATCCGCATGAATCGTCATGGTGAAACTGGGCGTGTTCGTCTGCATTTTGATCCGAAATACCAGCGCTGGCTGGATTTTGATATTGCCGAGTCTGGCTGGGAGGCGGCGTGAGCAACGAGCGCCAGAACAACCGCGAGCGATACCCCGACGTGGCGGCTTTTGTCGACGATTGCCGCCGCTACTTTGGCGAGGCGCGCGTCGTGAATCTGGAGCCAAGGGATGGCGAATAAGCCCTGCCGCTGGTGCCGCTGGTATGTCCCGGGCTGGTGCAGCCTAGAGGACGTGCCGACCGGGCCCGAGGCGACTTGCGAGCACTACGAGCGTGAACCCGGATCTGATGACGACCGAGAGGATTAAGGCCATGCATCACTTGCAGATTGAAGCCGAAGAACGAAAGGCGGCGCGAGCCGAGGCAGCGATGGCGCATTTACGCCGCCGCTCACCGCTCGGCGTTGATTGGGGCGATGAGCCAGGCGGTGATGGCCCCTTTGATTTTGACGATGAGCAGGACGCGTTCGATGCCGAGCTGGCCCAGTCGCGGACATTTGATATCTCGGATTATGCCAAGGCGTACAACAAGATTTTAGATGACGCGCTTTTCGAATCCGCAGCGTTTGACCACGACGCCCATCACTACCTCGAGCAGGCCGACAGAGAGCTCACTGACCGCGCGGCCAGTCGCGATGCCGTCGATGGAGAGCGATCAATGGCGCGCGCTGTTGAAGCGTTCAACGCGCTCTATGGCCACTCCCTCAACGAGACCGAAGGATGGCAGTTCATGTCGATTCTGAAGAAAGCGCGGGGCGCCGAGGGCGGCTATCGCGAAGATGACTACACCGATGATGTCGCCTATGCCGCGCTTGCCGCCGAGTCGGCTTGGGGGCAGCGATGAGCGCGGCGGGGGGTTCTAATTATCACGCCCGGCTCGAGGAGTCGGATATCCCGCTCATCCGCGGCCTTCTGGCAGAGGGGCTCACGGCGGTCGAGATCGCTCCAAAGTTTGAGGTCAACGAGCGGACGATTCGCGACGTGAAAAACGGCAAAACCTGGAGTCATGTATGAGCCAGGTGGAGCGCACGATTCGCTCGGCCGATGATCTTTGGGCTGCGCTTGATTGGGCGCGCGAAATGATCGTGCGTGGGCTTCGCGGCGGCGAGGTCACGCTGATCCTCACGCGGCCGAGGCGATCGAGCGAACAGAACCGAAAGATGTGGGCGATGCTCCGGGACGTGGCGGATCAGCAGCGGCTGATGATCAACGGAGAAATGGTCTGGGCGGATGCCGAGGACTGGAAGGATGTTTTCAGCGCTGCGCTGCGGCGCGAGACGCGAATGGCCATGGGCGTTGACGGGGGCGTGGTCATGCTGGGCATGCGGACATCGAGGATGCGAAAAGCCGAGCTCAGTGACCTGATCGAGCTGATCTACGCCTACGCCGAGGAGTGGAATGTGCGCTGGTCGGCAGAAACCGAGCGGCTGATTGGCGACCATCAGGAGGCGGCATGATTGAGAAGTCGGCGATGGTCCGGTCGAAAAAACTCCGCCGCTCCGCCGAAGGGGAGCGCTGCACGTTGCGCCTTGCCGGGCATTGCAATGGCGATCCCGCGACGAGCGTGCTTTGCCACCTCCCGTACGGCGGCGGCGGGGTTGGCATGAAGGCATCGGATGATCATGCGGTGATCGCCTGCTCGGGCTGTCACGACGCGATCGATGGGCGGGTCAAGCCTTTGGTCGACGCCGCCGAGGTCTACGAGTGCATGATCCGAGCGATCGCAGAAACCCACGCAATCTGGCGGGCCCAGGGCCTTGTCGTTTATCAGTAGGAGCGGCGCAATGATCGAAATGACCGAAACGGATTTTGTCAACGAATCAGAGCCGGTGAACAATGGGGTGGCGGGTGCGCCCGAGTATCGATTGGTGCTTGCCTGTTTGCGCCGAGCGATTGAAGACGCGGTCATCAGAACGCCGCGAAGTGCTTCAAAGGCAACGGCGGAGCGCTACCGTCAATGTCGCGAGGATGCGCTCGATTGGCTTGACTCGAGCAATCAGCAGGCCTGGTCCGCGCAGTGGTGTGCCGATATCACGGGCCTCGATCTCGATAAGATCCGCCGCTTTGTTCGCGAGGCGCCGGCCGAGGTGCAGCACAGTCTTGCCTACCAACGGAAGTACATCGCGTGAGCAAAAGCCAGCGCAACAAAGGCGCTGTCGCCGAGCGTGAGCTCTCAAAGCTGCTCGGCGATCGGCTCGGCATCGATTGTTACCGCAACCTCGAGCAGACACGCTCCGGTGGCGCCGACCTGCTCGGAGTCGGCCCCTGGGCGGTAGAGGTCAAACGCCACGAGCGACTCGCGATTAACACCTGGTGGGCGCAGGCGTGCGCCCAGGCCGAGGACGCTTATCCAGCGCTTGCTTACCGCCAGTCCCGTCAGCCCTGGACGGTGTTGGTGCCATTAGGGGTGCTGATTGATGAGTCCGATGATTGGGTGGCGGGCTATCGTATAGCGCTTAGCCTCGAGGGTTTTTGTCATATCACCCGGCGAATGGAGGCAAAAGATGAGCATCGAGCAGCGTCTTGAGCGGTGGGGCGATTACATGCAAACCGCCCGGGATTTTGGCCTCGGTTTTCCGAGGCGAACGGTCTTGCACCGCTGCATGATCGAAGGCCCGGCCGCCGGCGCGCCGACGGGCAAACAGGACGAGGCGGTGCCCGATGATATCGAGCACACCGAAGCGGCGCTCAACGACATCCCGGAGCGCGACAAGCGTCTTGCCGTTTCGCTCTATGTCGAGCGAAAGCCCGTGCCAATGCTGCGTCGGGTGATGGGGGTGGATCGTGAATTTATGGAGGAGATCATTGGGCGAATGCATGCTCGAGTGGAGGCCGCACTGGATGCGCGATCGGCAGCGTGAGCGTCAGAGAGAACGCCAGCGACGATTCCGGTATCGACGCGATGCCGAATACCGGGAGCGCTTAGAAATCCTCTCAGAAAAGCGCACACAGGCCCTAAAACAGAATCGCCCCGATCTTTACCAGGCGATTGAAAGTCGTGCTTTCAAAGAAACATGGCGCGCGCTTTATGACGAGCCACCGCCAGATTTGACCGACTCAGAACCGGATGTCATTGAGTATCGACTTGAGGCCATGCACGATGATTGGCTGCGGTTGCATCCCAAAGAGAAGTTTGATATAACGATAGGCAAGTTGGGAAAATAGAACCTAATCTAAGGAGCTCCGCGGCGAAAGCCGACGGGGCTTTTTTTATGCCCGCATCACGCTATACCGATAACCAGGTCCTCGCCGCCGTGGATCAAGCCGGCTCGCAGGCGGGCGCTGCGGCGCTGCTGGGCCTGAATCTGCGATCGCTCGAGCGTCGGCTGACGAACATCCGCCGCGGGGTGAGCGCCGAGAGTCGGCGCGGCGATGATGTGCTGGGTGATGAGATCGTGCAGGGCCGCTCTACGCTCTACGACGCCGAGACGGGCCAGCCAAAGCTCGAATGGATCAAGACCTCGCGCGACGCGGATGCCGTGCGTGAGGCGCTTAAAGGCGCATTTGACGGCTTCGGCGATAAGATCCCGCGCACGCTGTTAAAGACCCGCCCGAAGTCGGTCAATGACGCGCTGCTCTCGTGCTTTGTTATCACCGACTATCACCTGGGCTCGCTCGCCTGGGGCGAGGAAACCCGCGGCGATGACTGGGACATCCAGATCGCTGAGGAGACGCTGGTTAAGTGGTTTGGCGAGGCGATTGCCGCCGCGCCGCCGGCCAAGAAAGTCGTTCTTGCGCAGCTCGGTGATGCGTGTCACTACGACAGCCTCGAGGCAGTGACGCCCGGCCATGGCCATGTGCTTGATAGCGATACGCGGTTGCAGCTCCTCGCCCGTACGGTGATCCGCGTTATGCGCCGGGTGATTGATATGCTCGCCCAGCGCTACGAACAGGTCCATGTGATCTACGCCGAGGGCAATCACGACTTGGCGACCAGCGCGTACATGCGCGAGTGGCTCGCCGCGCACTACGAGCACGAGCCCCGGGTCAGCGTCGACACGAGCCCTGATCCGTACTACTGCGTTGAGCATGGCGACACGAGCCTATTCTTCCACCATGGGCACCTAAAGAAGATGCCCGAGGTCGAGCAGGCGTTTATCGCGAAGTTTCGCGATGTCTACGGCCGCACGAAAAGCTCATACGGCCACGTTGGGCACCTGCACCACAAGGTCGCGCAGGAGTCGAGCCTGATGACCGTCGAGCAGCACCAGACTCTGGCGGCGCAGGATGCGTTTGCCTCACGTCACGGCTACTC